ATCTCAAAAAGGTGCAATAAGAAGAAATAACTTATATAAAGAAATAGTAAATACATTATCTTCAATAGATGGTGTAGCAAATGTTACTCCAGATGTACGTTCTAATGATTTTACTAACTTAGATAACAACGTATTTAGGGATGATAAAGGTGATTATTTCTTAACTGCATATGTAGATGGTGAAGAAAAGACTGTTAAAATAACTGAAAGTCTATTCAAAGGTATAAGAAAAGATATGGCTAATCACGTAAGAGATTTTGAAAACAAATTATCTGCAATATTAAATCCAGTACAAAAAGTAAGTAATGTAAGAAGAAAACTATTAACTACATGGTCACCTACGTTCTTAATTAAAAACGTAGTAAAAGATATTCAAGATGGTTTATTTAATTCAAAACATACTGGTGGTCTAGTTAAAAATTATTTTCCAGGTATTGTTGAACTTGTTAAGAATAATACACCTGAAGTAAGACAATTTAAGGCTTTATATGGAACTGATGCTTTAAGAGGACAATATGAAGATGTTTTATATCAAACTGATGCTAAAGCAAAAAATAAGAAATTCTTAAAAGGTTTAATGAGTGCAAATGAAATAATGGAACTTGCACCAAGATATGCTGAATTTAAAGCAAGTCTACAAGCAGGTGAAAGTGTTGAACAAGCTATGTATAATGCACGTGAAGTAACTACTAACTTCTCAAGAGGTGGTACAATTACAAAGGCTTTAAATAGAAACGGATTTACTTTTTTAAATGCTAATGTACAAGGTTTTGATAAGTTTATACGTAACTTCTCAGGTGAAAACGGAGCTAAAGGTATAGTAAATTCATTAATAAAAGCAGTAGCTTTAGGAGTAGCACCAGCAGTATTAAATGAACTTGCTTTTGGTCTAGGTGATGATAAAGATGAAGATTATGATGCTTTACCAGATTATATTAAAGACAACTATTACTTAATTAAAACAAGTGATGGTAACTTTATAAGAATACCTAAAGGAAGAATATTAAGTGTATTTGGAAGTGCTGGAAGAAGAACTTTAGAACTAGCACAAGGTGAAGAAGATGCTTTTGAAGGTTATTTAAGTAACGTAAATAATCAAGTAGGTATAAGTAATCCTGAAGAAAATAATATCTTTGCACCATTAATACAAGCATATGGTAGTGAAAATGGAACTGCATGGTATGGTGGAGATATAGTACCATCACGTTTACAAGATAAACCTACAGAAGAACAATATGATGCTTCTACTGATAAAATGAGTATATGGTTAGGAGATAAACTAGGAATTAGTCCTTATAAATTAAATTATGTAATAGACCAATACACTGGTGGTATAGGTGATTTAGTACTACCTATGATAACTGATGAAGCAAAGAGTGATGGAAGTTTACTAGCACCTATCAAGGATCAATTTACTGTCGATTCAACTACTGATAATAAGTATGTAAGTGATTTCTATGATAAGAAAGATGAACTTTATGTAACATCTAATGGAAGTAAAGCAACTGATGAAGATAAATTAAAAGAACAATACTTGTATGATATTAGTAAGGAAATGGGTAAACTATATGCTGAACGTAGAGATGTACAAGCTGATAATTCATTATCTAAGGAAGAAAAGTATAAGAAAGCACAAGAAATAAAGAAAGAAATAAATAGACTTGCTAAAGAAGGATTAGATACATATGAAAAAGTAGATATAACTGGTAATTATGCAAGTGTAAATGATAAAGATTTCTATAAAAATGCTAAAGGAAACTGGACTGAAGTAAAAGATGATGAAAAAGAAAAAGTTGATTCAATGGGATTAACTAATCATGAAAAAGATAGTTACTTTACTACATCAAATGAAATATATGAAATAAATCAAAAATGGAAAGATATAAATAATTCTTCTGTAATAAAGAAGAAAGAAATAATAAATTCTATTATTAAAGCAGATATACCTGATGAAGCTAAAGCAAGTCTATACGATAAGAATTATGCAAGTACTGATACATTAAATGCAGTCTTAGGTTGTGGTATAGATTTTAATTCATATTTAGATTTACAAGCACAAAACTTTAGTGCAGATAAAGATGATAATGGTAAGTCAATAAATGGTTCTAAAAAGGCTAAAATATATGATTACATTAATGATATGAATATACCTTATTCAAAGAAGATAATGTTGGCTAAATTAGAATATCCTAGTGATAATAGATATAACTATGAAATAATAGATGAATTAAATAATGATCCATCAATTACATATCAAGATATGAGTGATATATTAAAAGCTATGGGCTTTAAGGTAGATATATACGGTAACATAACTTGGTAAGAATTGGGAAAGATAAAGGTGTATAATATAAATAGAGAGAAGTGCTAAAAGTACTTTTCTCTTTTTGTATATACAAAAGGAGGAAGTATGGAAAGACAAGATTTAAACGGATATAGAACACCTGAAGAAGTAGTAAGAAGATGGGATTTATCAAAAATTGAATTAAATGAAGAAGATATTGAACAAATTAAAAGAGATATAGTTTGTGATACAAGTTTGTCTTTAGATAGTGAAGCACCAGTACAAAATAAAACTATAACTGCAGCTATTAATACTAAAGTTACTAAAGTTTCAGGTAAAGGATTATCTACTAATGATTTTACTGATGAAGATAAAGACTGTGTACATTATCATGAAAATAAAACATTACTAGATGGTATAACTGCACAAAGGATGAATCACTGGGATACTGCTTCATTTTCTGTAGATTTTGTTTATCCTATTGGTAGCATATATATGAGTGTAAATAATACTGATCCTAGTTTATTGTTTGATGGTACAACATGGACACAAATAAAAGATGTATTTTTATTAAGTGCTGGTGATACATATACTGCTGGAACAACAGGTGGTAGTGCAAACTTACAACAACATAATCACGGTATTCCTGCTTTATCTGGTGCTACTACAACAGGTAGTGAACACACACACGTTGTTACAACTAAAACTACTTCATATGCTAGTGGTTCACAAACTAATTGGAGAAGTATGTCGTTTGTGGGAACAAATGCTGATTACACACAAACAGTATATACAAACGATGGTACATCTGATGGAACACACTATCACGGTGTAACAACAACAGCAAGTACTACTGGAGATGCAGGTACAGGTAATAGTGGTAATATGCCACCTTATTTAACAGTATATATGTGGAAAAGAGTTAGTTAGGAGGTAAATATGATAAAACTAGAAGATGATAATAAAACATTACATATAACGAGAGGAGATGCTACACACACTGATTATAATTGTTTAGCATTACAATTCCCTATATATAATGTTTCTACTGGAGAAACTGAGTTATATGAGTTTCAAGTAGGAGATAAATTAAGATTAACTTTTTATGATAAAAAAGGTTATACAAAAAGAGAATTATTAAGTAAAGAATATACAATTACAGAAGCAACAACTACACCTGTAATAGAATTAACTTCAACAGATACTAAAGTGTTTGATTTAACAAATAAAAGAAAAACATATTGGTATGATATTGTTTTAAATAATGACACAACAATAATAGGAGTTGATACAGATGGTGCTGCAAAAATTATTGTATATCCTGAAGCTTGTGAAGATTAAGATAAGGAGGTTATTTATGGCAAATAATGTAATTAATGGAGGTTTAGGTTATAAAGGAGAACGTGGAGATGATGGTGTTTCACCAGTAATAGAAGTAAGTAAAACAAGTGGTGTAGCTACAATAACTATAACTGATGTAGAAGGAACAAAAACAGTAGAATTAAGTGATGGAGAATTAACTAAAGCTATGGTAGTAGATAACTTAACTACAACAACAACTGATGTACCATTAAGTGCAAAACAAGGTAAAGTATTAAATGATAAGATACCTGATGTATATTCTACAAGTGAAGTAAAAACAAATAAAGTATGGACAGATGGGAAACCTATTTATAGAAAAGTAATAGATACTGGAGATTTAGCAACTGGATTTGATGCAAATGACAATAATAAATATATAAATCTTAATGTAAGTAATGTTGACAAAATTATAGATACTGAATGCAGAGCTTATTATTCATCTGGTGCTTCTTTTGATTATGATAATTATGTTTATTATTCTAGTGTTTTATCTTCTTGGATAAAGCTAAATGTAAATGTTTCTCCTGTAGCTATAGAATTATATTATTTAAATGCTAATAGGTTATCTAGTATTTCAAGTTCGTTTATTGTAGTTGAATATACAAAGTCTACAGATTAGGAGGCAATTATGAATAATGGAATTTTAGGATTTAAAGGAGAAACTGGAGATTCTGCATATGAATTAGCAGTAAAACATGGTTATACAGGAACTGAAGCACAATGGTGTGAAGATTTTTTAAATGCAGAAAACTACTATGATAAAACTGAGATGGACACTTTATTAAATGGAAAAGTAAATACAACTGATGTTTATGTAAAAGGTAATTTTGCAGTAATACAAGGTTCAGCACACTGGACTGAAGTTTCTACTGGAGTGTACCATTATACATTGAATTTATCTTTACCTTCTGGATTTAGTTATGGAAATTCTATGATAGTAGCAGCACAAATGGGAACTGCATCTCTACCTCATGCTTATGTTAATGATAGTTTTCAAACAGTTACTAATGTAGAAACATTTTTAGGAGCAAGTAAAGTTATTGTTTCAGGTGTAAGTAGTACTGCTGATCCAAGTGATGAAATAACTTGTAGAGTTTTAGTTATGAAAGTAGTAGATAATTCTTTATAGAAGGAGGTAAATATGAATAATGTAATATTTGAATTTCATATAGGAGATACCTATACAAGAGATTTAACAATAGATGGTTATTCTGCTGAAATAAGTAATGTTTTCTTTTCTGTAAAAAATAATAATGCAGATAAAAGAGTAATATTGCAAAAAAAATTAGATGATGGAATAACTTTAACTGATGTTGTTTATGATGGAGATACTATTGTTTCAAGAACATATAATATCTTAATCAATGCAACTGATACAGAACGTATGAAAACTGATTATGAATATCCATTTGATATACAAATAAATACACCTGGAGTAGGAACTGATGTAATTAAGAAAACTATTATCTCAGGTATATTTAGATTAACAGATGCAACAACAAGAGTATATAACGAAGGAGGTGCTTAATATGAACGAAGAAATAGTAGTAAGATTAAGTGATCCTGAGAATATAGAAGCAAATGTATTAGATGTAAATTATATACCTGGATATGAAGTAGCAGAACAACAACGTAGAGCAAATGAAGTAGTAAGACAGTCTAATGAAACTGATAGAATAGCTTTGTATGAAGATATGGAAAATAAACTTGAAACAGGTTATTTTGATGGTGAAGATGGTGTAGGTTTAAATTACAACTGGAGTGGTACACAACTAGGAGTAAAACGTGAAGATGAATCTACATATGAATATACTGATTTAAAAGGTGCTAAAGGTGATGATGGAGTTTCACCAACTGCATCTGTAACACAAGGAACAGGAAGTGCAACTATAACTGTAACTGATGCAACTGGTACAACAACTGCAGTATTATATGATGGAGAAAAAGGTGATAAGGGAGATAAAGGTGATCCAGGTGCAATTAAATTCACTGTTGTACAAGAATTACCAGCAACTGGAGATGATGATACTATTTACTTAGTACCTATAACACCTGATACAAGTGGAAATAACTATGCAGAATATATCTACGTAAATGGTAACTGGGAATTACTAGGTAAAATAGGAGTACTACAAGATTTAACTAATTACGTACAATTTACTGATTATGCAAGTCCAAGTACTGCTGGTGTAATAAAAAGTAGTCCTACAACATATTCAACTGAAATGACATCTGGTGGAGTATTAAGAGGAACAACTATACTATATAGTTCATATGATAGTACAAATGATAAAGCTTTTATTTCAAAAGGTACTCTTGAAAATGTAATAACAGGTAAAGACTTAACTACTAAAGCATATGTAGATGGACTTGTAGGTGATATTGCTACTGCTATTGATGAAATACAGGGAGAAATCGTGTGAGGTGGTTAAGATATGAGTGATATAGCAACAAAATTAACTTACTTAAATACAACAAAAGGTAAAATAAAAGATAGTATAAATCTAACAGGAGCAGGAATAACAAATGAGCCATTTAGACAATATAATACAAAGTTAAAAGATGCATATGTAGATATAATCAATAATGGAACTGATACATTGTATTCTAACTTTCCTAAAGTAAGTGGAAGTGGAACTGATTTATCATTAACACCAACATACGAAGCACCAATGCAAACTACATTAAATGGTAATACAAGCCAAATACAATTAAGTGGTAAAAACTTAATGGTTTATCCATATTATGAAAGTAGTATAACAAGAAATAATTTGTCTTTTACAGCACAACAAGATGGTGGTGTATTAGTTAATGGAAAACCAACAGGGCTTTCATATATACAATTAGAAAGATACATTGATATAAAACCAAACACTACATATACATTAAGTGGACTTCAAGTAGAAAAAAACATAATAGGGCAAATAAATGAATACAATGGTACAACACCAACACAAGAATATAATGCAAGAACAAACGAGTTCACATTTACAACAACTTCAAGCACAAATAAAATTAGTATTCAAATAAAAAGAGATTATAACAATGTATCAATTAATAATATTTTAGTTTATCCTCAATTAGAAGAAGGCTCTGCTGCAACACCCTACGAACAATATTGTGGAGGTACACCATCACCAAATCCATCTTATCCACAAGATGTTAATGTTGTAAGTGGTGATAATGATATTGTTATATGTGGTAGAAACTTGTTAAATTATGATAATAATACTAACTTATCACATAATTATTTAAATAATAGTGGTGGTTGGTCTAGCAATGCAAATGTTTGGCATATAAATCAAAAAATAGAAACTTATAATATAAAAACATATTCAATTTCATTTGAAAGTATGGTAGGTACTGCATATATAAGACTAGGACAATTTAAAAGTGATGATACATTTATATCAAGGACTTTAATAACTGAAAATACTACTATTACATTAGATAATCAATGCTCTTATATTATATTAAGTATTGAAAAAAATGATAATGCTTATTTTTCTAAATTACAATTAGAAATAGGAAATACAATACATTCATATATAGCATATACACTAGAAACAACCTATCCAATAACATTACCAGCAAATATGGAATTATGTAAAATAGGTGATTATAAAGACTACTTCTATAAACAAGATGATAAATGGTATTTACATAAGGAAATAGGAAAAGTTGTTTTTGATGGTAGTGAAGATGAAAACTGGGCTGATAGTAAAGTTAGTGGATATACAACTTTAAGATTTAGAAGTAATTTAGGTGTTTCAATTGTTAATTTTCTAGGATATTGTGATAAGTTTACAATGAGAACTGGAACAGTACAAGATGTTGAGAATTGTTATAATACAACAGCACAAGTATATTTATCAATTAATCCAAATAGATTAAATGGAACAACAGTAAGTGATTTTGAAACTTGGTTATCTAATAATAATGTAATTGATTATTATGTACTAGCAACACCTACAAATACTGAAATAACTGATACTACATTAATAAACCAATTAAATGCTATTAAAGATGCAACTTCTTACACTGGAACTACTAATATATCACAAACTAACAATGACTTGCCGTTCAATTTAGATGTTAGTGCTTTAAAGAAGGATCAATAATGGAGTGGGTTAGTATAATTGCAGTCGGTGTTTCTGTTTTAACTCTTGTATTGACCAGAATAGATAAAGCTAAAAAAGATGCTAAAGAAGATAGTCTTGTTTTAATATCATATCAAATAAAGGAACTTAAAGATGATATACAAAAATTAAGTGATAAGTTTGATAAATATGAAAATGAAGAAGATGATAAGATTAACAAAGCTATAGAATTACACGAAAAACTATATCATAGAAGGAGTAAAAAAAATGACTGTTAAAGAAGATTTAAATAAAATTGATAAAAAAATCGATGAAGTTTCTATTGCTTATGAAATGCTTAAAGATAACATAAAAGATAAAAGAAGATGGTTTATTATTTGGATCATAACTTTTTTATGTTTAATAAGTTCAATAGTTTATATTATTTATTTGCATGATGATATTAATACAATAACTGATGATGATTCTATTGAAATACAAGATGTAGAAAGTATAGATAATTCACATATTAAGATAGGTGATGATGTATGGGAAAAATTATATTAAGAAAAAAGACTACAAGAAAAGTACGTAAGTCAAAACAAAATGCACACGTAGTTAAAGATAAAAAAGGAAGAAATCATTGTTCTTCTTGTGGAGCATATATAAACAGATGAGTAAGTTTAATTTTACTAAAGATGAAGTTGAGTACTTTATTGATAAATGTATGTTAAATGATGAATTAGCTATAATACTTAAATTATTAAATATGGGTTATTCAAGAATACAAGTATTAATGGAACTTCAAAAATATAATTATTTTATGAGTGAATCAACACTTGATAGAAAAATAAAAACTATTAAGAAAAAGATAATAAGAGTTATTTAAGGTGGTGATTATATGAATAAAGACTTTTGGAAAGCAGCAGGTATTAGAGCAATTAGAACAGTATGTCAAACTGCTATTGCTACTATTGGTACTGCTATTGTATTAAGTGATGTAAATTGGCTAGGAGTTGCATCTGCAAGTATTCTAGCTGGTTTATTATCTATATTAAACTCAATTGCAACAGGTTTACCTGAAGTAAAAGATTAGGAGGTATATATGGGAGAATATATTGGAGCTACTGATTCACCAGTATTAAAGAGTAATAATCACTGGATGACACAAAATTATAAAAAAGGGAAACATAACGGAATTGATTTAATTAAACGTGGTAAAGTATGGACACCTGCAGCAAAAACTGATTATATTATTGCAGTTGCAACAGGTGAAGTAGTTGGTACTGGTTATTCTAGTACTATGGGAAACTACGTACAATTAAAACATTATAATGATTATGTTTCTGTATATATGCATATGAAAGATAAGAGTATAACTGTTAAAAAAGGTCAAATGGTAGGTAAAGGTGAAACTATTGGATTTATGGGCAGTACTGGAGATAGTACTGCTAATCATTTACATTTTGCAGTTAAAAATACTAAAGGAACTTATATTGATCCATTACCATATTTACTTGGTACTAAAAACTTTGATCCTACACCAGATAAATCCGCATATCAAGTGTATGATATTAAAAAGAAAAAATGGTTACCTAAAGTTGATGTTGGTGATGAAAGCAAATATGCAGGTATAATAGGAGATAAGATGAGTGGTATATATTTAGATAAAGGAGAAATAAGAGTACACACTCACGGAGGTAAATGGTTACCACCTGTAGTTGACCATAATGACTATGCAGGAATTTTATCTAAAAAAATAGATGGTGTAGCTATAAAAGGTTACAAGTATAGAGTACATATATATAAAGGTACTTGGTTAGCATGGGTTACTGGTTATGATATAAATGATTCAGTAAATGGTTATGCAGGAATTTTAGGAAAAGATATAGATGCAATACAAATAAAGAAACAATAGGGAAAGGAGATTCCTCTATAATACAGGTTTCTTTATGACAAAATTGTGATAATAAAAGGACAAGACTATGAAAGTTTTGTCCTCTTTTTTTATGCAATAATTTAATTAGAAAGGAGAGATAATACATTATTTTAAAACAATAATAGTTTTATCTCCCTTTTTTTGTTTTATAAGGAGATGATTATATGTTTTATAATCCACAAATTAGTATAGATAGAATAAACTCACAAATAGCCGAATTAGAAAAATTAAAGACACAAGTACCAAATATACAACCTATAACACAAAACTTCCAATTAGCACCTCAAAACGTGCTTAGGCAAGTAAATTCAATTGATGATGTACAAAAAGAATATGTAAACTTTGAAACACCATTTTTTAGTAAAGATATGACAGTGTTATGGATAAAAAATATTAATGGTGAAATAAGAACATATGAATTAAATGAGGTTATTCAAAAAGATGAGAAAGACTTACAAATAGATATGTTGAAAGCACAAATAGATGAAATGAGGAAAAAGTATGAATATAATGACAATTTTAATGAATCAATTAAAAATGAGAAATCCACAAAAAGCAAATCAAATACAAAAGATGATGAGTAATAATGGAAATCCTAGAGAATTACTAAATCAAACAATGAGTAGTTATTCACCTGAACAAATAAAACAATTTATACAATATGCAAATAGTATGGGAATATCTACAGAACAATTAAGTCAATGTGGTATTAACACAAAGTGTTGATATATAGAAAGGAGGAAATATGAACGGATCAATACAACCTACAGTAGAACTAGCTACAAATGGTAATGGTTTTTATCCATATATGTGTGGAAATAATGGTTTCTTCGGTGATAACGGAATATGGGCTATTTTATTACTAGCATTATTATGGGGTGGAAATAATGGTTTTGGCTTTGGTGGTAATGGTTATAATAACGTTGCTACTACAGATTATATCTCAAGTGAATTTACTCAAAGAGATGTAAATAACGGTTTCCAAAATCAAAGTAATTTAATTTCAAATGGTTTTACTAATCTTGCTCAAGATGTATGTAATTTAAAGAGTGATGTACTTGAAAATAGATATGCAGCTCAATTAAGTGCTTGTAATACTCAAAGAGATATATTAACTCAAACAAATGAATTAAATACTAATATCTTAACTCAAGCACTACAAAATCAAGCTCATGTTGATGCTTGTTGCTGTGAAATAAAATCATTAATTCGTGAAGATGGTGAACAAACTAGAGCATTAATTACTCAAAACACTATTCAAGATTTAAGAGATAGATTAACTGCAGCAAAAGATGTAATAAGCGACCAAAGAACTGAAGCAAACATAATTAATGCTTTAAGACCATATCCAGTACCAGCTTATTTAACTGGTTCACCATATGTAGGATATAACAATGCTTTCTATGGAAATGGTTTCTATGGAAATACAATAGTATAGCAAATAGTCAATAGACAAACTCAATAGAGAACTTGCTAATATTCGTGAGTAGGTAACGAAAGTGAAAGAGATGGGCAAGACCTATCTCATTTTTTATGAAAGGAGATATAACATGATACAAAGTGTTCAAGAACAAGAATTAGTATTAAAATCTAACGAAGATTCAATAACATTTAGTGATACTGATTTAAGAACTAATAGTGCAAATTGTTTTAATGGATGGTTAAATCATAACGAAGGAGCATCTACATTTAATATTTTAGGTGGTGGAATTTACGAAATAACATTTAATGGTAATGTAACAAGTGCTACTGCAGGAAATATTGGCTTGGCAATTTTTGCAGATGGATCACAAGTTAATGGTACAGAAATGGACACACCTGTTACTGTTGGAGTATATACAAATGTTTCTGCTACTAAATATATAAGAGTATGTGGTAGAGGAACTGTTTCTATAACAGTAAGAAGTGTACCTTCAATAATTTATGATGGAACTTCTACAGATACTCAAATACCTATTATAAAAAATGCTAATATCACAATAAAAAGATATGCGTAATACAGTAGATAATTTATCATTATTACTACAAATGATAAGTTTAGATATACTATTTAAAGATTATAATAATACTGATTTAATGCAAGAATTACAAAAGCAGGATAATGAGTATTTTGAGAAAATATTAAAACAAAACAATGAAATAATAGAACTTCTAAAAGGAAGGAGTGATACTGATGGAAGAACGAATAATTGATATAACTGAAGAAAAGATAAAAGAAGTTTTAGATGCAGGTATAAATCAAAATAATATAGAGTATTTATATAAGTTATCTAAAATAAGACATATGACAAAGGAGGATGAGTGTATGTATAACGATTATAATGATTACGGAAGAAGATATAGTGCATATAATGATAACTATGGAAGAAGAGGAAGAGATATGAAATATCGTGGATATGGTCATTTAGATAGGATGTATGATGACTATGGAAGATATGAATATGGAAGAGAAAGATATGGACATAATGAAGATACTAAAAGAAGTTTGAAATATATGCTTGAATCTATGGAAGATTTTGCACGTATGTTAAAAGAAGATGCACAAAGTCAAGAAGAAATAGAAATGATAAGACAAACGGCTCAAAGAATAGCACAAATGTAATATGTATAGATTTTATAATGCAAATGTATTAGGCAATTTTGTAAATGACTGTACTATAAGAGCTATAAGTCTAGCAGAAGGTAATACATGGGATTATACTTATAATAAATTAAGCAAACTAGCACAAGAAAAAGGAACTATGATGGATGATAAGTACTTTATAAGGGAATATCTTAACGAACATTATCAAAGAGTACCTGTAAGTGGTACAGTAGGTCAAGTTGCTGAAGAGTATAGTGATAAAGTATGCTTAATAACTATGGATTCTCATATTACGTGTTCTGTATATGGAATAATCTATGATAGTTTTGACTGCAGAAGAAGGCAAGTAGAATATTTATGGATAGTAAAAGACTAGAATATATCTAGTCCTTTTATATACTTAAAAATATCTTTAAATTCTTCTTTAGTATGTTCTTTTAAAAACTCATTTAATCCTATTTTCATCCAGTGTAGTTGCATATCTCTATCTATATGATAATGACTATGACAATATCTGCATAACGGAATACATAATCCATATTTCATAGAATTTAATCTATTTCTACCTAAAAATATTTCATTAATATCATCACACTCTTTATCGTGATGTATAATACAATGATCCATATCTTCAGTTAAAATAGAATAACGTTTATTTTCTAATTTTCTTAACTTACTACTCTTATACTTCATATCTATCTCCTAGCAGGATGTTATTATACCATGAATTTGCTAAAAGTAAAGGTATAGTATATAATATACAACTAAAAGAGGGGAGGGTATTTGATGTATGTTCCTGAAGGCTGTGTAGTAGTCTATAAGAAAAAAGATAATAGTATAGTACACAGAGATTTACAATATAGACCATATTATAAAATCGGTGATGTAAATTCATATGGATGGAAAGTACAAGAAATATTATGTAGATATAATGGCACACTTTATCCTGAAGAAAAATATAGACAACTTAGAGATAAAGCACACCACCGTTATGAAATAAAGGAAAAGTATAGAACACTTATAGAAACATTTAATATATATAGAGTTGTACGAATTATACTGGAAGAAATAATAATTTTGTATATAGTTGTAAAATTATTGCAAAGTTATTAAAAATTATTGCAGTGCATAAAAAATTATGCTAAACTGAAATTACAAAGTAAAGAGAAAAGATAGGCAAATACCTATCCAGTTTATTGGTAATATGAAGTTAACATAATATATATATGATAAACTTAACCGATAACTGGAAGGTAAAAGCCTTCCAGTTTTTTGTTTTGTTAGGAAGGATGATGTTATGGAAAAACTGAAGTATAGAACTCTTGCAAATGAGATGAAGAAAAAACACGTAACACAAAAAGACTTAGCAAGAATATTAGGAATAACAAGAGATTCTGTACGTTCAAAAATGTATGGAATAAGTGAGTGGAAGGGAACTGAGATGATTACATTGATGGGTTTCTTCAAATTAGACTTTTATATTTTATTTCAAGAATTATATGAAGATTAGAAAGAAGGATTATTAATGAAGAAATTAGTATTTAAAAAGTGGGTTGAGATGTTGGTAATAGTAATGTTAAGTGTTGGAATTGTTGGATTTTTGTTTAGTTGTTTAGGTGGATTACAAAAAGCAGCTTTAATCTGCAATGGTATAACTTTATTCAATATTTTATTACTTTGCAAATATGGAAGAACTTATAAGGAGGAAGAATAATGATAAGAACTCTAAAAGCAGAAGAAATAAGTTGTAGAGTAAATCAAATTAATGAAAAAGGTTTAACTTTATTACTTTATAAAGATGCAAGAGTTGATATGGATATACTTGATGAAACATTTGGATCAATGAACTGGAAAAAAGAATATTCAAGAGATAATAAAAACTGCACTGTTTCAATATATGACAAAGAAAAGAAAGAGTGGGTTTCTAAAGAAGATACTGGAGTAGAAAGTAATAGTGAAGCTGAAAAAGGATTAGCAAGTGATAGTTTCAAACGTGCTTGTGTTAACTGGGGTATAGGTAGAGAACTATATTCTGCACCATTTATTTATATACCAAGTGATAAAACAAATATAGTAACTGGTAAAAATGGTAAAGCAACTACATTTGATAAGTTTTACGTAGAAGCAATTAAATATGATGACAATAGAGAAATAGTAGGACTAGCAATTAAAAATCAATTAAATAAACGTGTATATCTTTATAAGAAAGAAGGAACTAAAGATGAAGATAACAAATAATCTAGGTTTACCTGATATGTTGCAACGTGCAGTGGAGAAAGAGTACGTGTATAAAGATAAAAGATATTCAATAACATCACTACTTGATCCAGATAGAGTGATTATGTTGAAACGAAGATACAATGACAAGATAGAACAAGATGTAAGTGAGTGTATATGGATGTTGTTCGGTACAGTTACACATTATGCTTTAGAAACAGGAATAGAACTTAAAGAAAATGAATATGTAGAAGAACACTTAGAACACACATTTGAAAGTGGTTATACATTATCTGGAATTATAGACCACGTATATGACTATGTAGATGATTATAAAACAACAAGTGTATGGACTGTAATATATGGAAGCAACAACGAACACTGGGAACTTCAATTAAAGATGGGTGCTTACTTACATTATAAAGAACATGGCAACTGGATTAATAAAGGAAGAATAATAGCTATCTTAAAAGACTGGAATAAAAATGATGCAAAGTTTAAAGCAGATTATCCTAAGTTACCAGTACAAGTAATTGAATTTGACTTAGGTACACCTGAAGAAATAGAAAAGTGGATTATAGATAAATTCAAACATATAGAAGAACTAGAAAAGATGGAAGATGAAAAATTACCATTATGTACTGCACAAGAAAGATTTAATAAAGGAACTACATATGCAGTTAAGAAGAAAGCTAATAAGACTGCAACAAAAGTACATAACACTTTAGAAAGTGCTAGAGAACATCTAATTAACTTAGAACAAAGTTATCCAGGAGTGTATGAAATAGAAGAAAGACAAGGAGAAGATACAAAATGTTTGAATTATTGTCAATGTTGTAAATTCTGC